TGCCGGGCAAATCAACGCTTTCAATGGCTTCGCCCGCTTCAGTCAACAGGTCACGGGCTACGGTAGCCGTTGGGATGCCCTCGTAGTAGCGGCCGGGCAGATTTTTAGCCATCCGGCCCGCGCCCATCACGCAGCGTATACGCCACCAACCCCGCGCACGCTGACCAAACACACAGGTCATTGTTAGCTGCTCGCCGTCCTGCCACTCGAGGGTGACCGATTCCCCTGCGGATGGCCCGGTATCGCGCCCCAGCAGCAGATCGGCTACCCCCCGTCCCACTCGGGGGATGCTGATGTAGGCTTTGGCCACGGGGGCGCTATTAGCGGTCAGCAGGCTCATGGGCGCACCCCCTGCTTGGACGGAGCCGTAATGTCGATCCCCTCGGGAATTCCCGAGCCGGAAATCGCAGGGGCCGATTGATCCACTTTCTTTGTCTTTGTAGTTTTCTTCTTCTCCTTCGGCTGCCACTCGCGCATGGAAAGGGTCACGGTGGTGCCATCTTTAGCCGTCCAGGGGGTTTGCTCCAATGCGAAGACGTAGACCTGCTTGATGTTCCAGCGGGTGGCCGCCGGATGCACGATGCCCACCGGTTGATAGGATTTCTGTTCGCGCCGGGGGCGAAAGAGGTCATTGAGCCGCTTCAGCTTGGGCAGTTCTTCCTCGTCCCAAATTTGAATCTCTGCCGTCAATTCGGCGTCGGCGTACCCCAGCACAGTACGCACGGCTCCATCGGCTCCGCTGATCTCCTGGGTGTCTTCGCGCAAACCCCCCGGTTTGACCCGGAGTCTCACCGCCCCCTTGAGGTCGGCTTTGCCATTGGGGGCGATGAAGAATCGCTTCTGGCCCACCAGGATGAGGGAATGCTCGAGTTCGATCATGCCCCCTCCTCGCTAGCCGCCCGCTCGAGAGCCTCCAAAACAGCCTCTACAGCTACAGTGCGTAGCTCCTCAGCTATTTGTTTAGCGTCATTGCCGCCGTTGACGGCAATGGGGCCTATCGTGATGTTGATGGTTTTCTCGCTGGCTCGGGGCGCGGGGGCAATCAGAGGTGGCAAAACCGGAGTAGGCAGAGGCTGCGTGACCGAAACAGCAGGGGTACCGCTCAGAGCGAGGGTCGCTGCGATGGTCATCCCCGCTGCTGCCCGTTGCACCCGCCCCAGGGAGCCGCGCATCCCCACCTCGAGGCCCGCCCCCATCATCTTCCCGAAATAGGCAAAGCGGCGGCTGGGAGATCGGATTTCCAGGGGACGGGCAAATCCCTGCTGGGTTTTATCCGCCAACTGAATCGCAGCGTTCTCCACTGGTTCGGAGCCATCCAGTAGCCCTCCGACCAGCCCCCGCACCACGTCCCGCACCCCCGGAGGGAGCAGGTCGATGGCCCGTCGCAGCAGCCCGCGCAGCAGGTTGGGGAGTTGCCCGAATACCTGCCCAATACGCTCCGGCAAACTCGTAAACCAGTTGAGGAGGTTTATACCGATCTGTTTGATTCCTTCCCAGGCTCGGTTCACCAGGTTGCGAAACCAGCTTACCTTGTTGTAGGCCAGCACCAGCGCGGTGCTGATTGCCGCTATACCACCGATGAGCCACCCGATAGGGCCCAGTCCGATCAGCCAGGCCGCAGCCATGCGCGTTCCAGCAAGAAAAGCCTGCCCGGATGCACGCAGAGCGGTGACCCCCAGTGTGGTCAGTGCACCGATTTTGCCCCATAGAATAGGCAGCCCTATCCCAGCCGCTTGTATCAGGCTAAAGACCGCAACTGCACCCCAGCGAGCTATCGCTCCGGCACCGCCCAAAGTGACCAGGTTCAGCACCCGCCAGGCTGCCGCCAGGGCCGCTATTGTGCCAATGATTTTTACGGCGTTGACGTTAGCCCCGCTCATACTGGCCTGCGCGCTGTTGAACGAACCCGCGAGGCGGCTCAGGCCGGAGGTAAGCGGCTCAACCGTGCGCCAAACATTAGCGAGCAAATCGAACCCGGAGCGCACGCCTGAGATAAAATCCGATACTGCCGCTTTTACTGTAGGCCAGGCAGCGCGAACGCGGTTGATTGCAGCGGTAGCGCGATTTACGAACGCCAGAATCACATCGCCCGCTCGTTTGGGCTCGGTGGCCGTTGCGAGCGGCCCGAAGGCCGCCTTGAACAACCCTCCAATACCCGCCGTGAGCCGTTCTCCAATAGTAGAGCCCGGCGGCTTATTGAAGTCGGTCAGGTCGGCCAGGTTGCTCAGCACCCGGCGGAACGGCTCAAGGGATCCTCGCTCCTCGAGGCGGAAAGCGATGGTCTGCGGCCTCGAGCGCAATGTACTGATGAGGCCAAATATGGAGCGAGACTGCGCTGCTGAACTACCGCCGTATTGAGCTTTCAGCCCTCGGTAGAGTATTCCCAGAGCAGCTTCAGACGCGATCTGCCCTTTCTCGATCATCTGGCGCACGGTCGGGACATCAGTGTTGAAGGCTTTCGCCAAAATCTCGAACGCCGGAATCCCTCGATTGGTCAGTTGTCGCACGTCGTTTGTTATCAAGTTCCCGCTGTTACGAATTTGGGCAAAAACGTCTACCAACTCCCCCAACCCGCTCGGCCCCAACGCCAGCGCTGATGCCGTATCGCCCAGCGTAGTCAGCAGGGGTTGAATCTGCCGGGTGTTGAACCCCATCGCCAGCGCCGAACGCATCGCCTTGAGCACCTGCGGCGTCTCGAAGGGGGTCTGGTCAGCAAACTGGATGGCCCAGCTCAGCGCGGCTTTGGCCCGGATGGGCGAGCCCAGGATGGTTCCCAGGGCGATGCGCTGCTGCTCGATGAAGCCCACCTGGTCGATCACCGACTTAGCCGCGAAGCCGATGGTTCCAGCCACCAGCGCGTTCTTCAGGTTGAACACCGAATCGGCCACCCCGCGAAACGCCTGTTGTAGATTTCCCACACGCGATTGCAGCCCGCCGATGGCTCCTTGCACCTGCCCGACTGTGGCGATGGCCGCAGTAAGCCGAAACGCCGCCCGCTCGGAGAGCCCAAACGAACGCTGCAACGCTTTCTGGGCCGCTTCGCTGCCGCCCGCAACTTTTTTCAGCGCGGCGTCGGTAGCCTTGAGGGCCTGGCCCATGCGCCGGGCGGGGGCGGTCACCCGGTCAAGAAGATCAAAGGTCCATTGAAGGCGGTTCATTTGGGTGGGTTGAGTCGGGCGATCAGATCGGCAGAGATGAGCAGTGCCCCAGCTAGCGCCTCAGGACTATCCTCACCGCGCTGATAGGCCAGCAGACAGCGGGCTGCCGTGGCTAGGTCTCGAGCGTGGATGGCCCGCTCGTAGAGCGCTCTAGAGCGGGCGAAAATCAGCCTCCTCGGTGGCCCCGGCGAGGGCTACCAGCTTCTCGCCAAAAGGGGCCACCAGGCCGGGTTTTTTCTCCAGCAGTCGGGCTAGCTCGGCGGGGTCGGGGTAGACTGCCGAGTCCTGCAGCAGCGCCTCGAGGGCCTCATAGCGCCGATCCTCCCGGCTGGAGAGGTTGAAAAAACGCTTCATGGCCGCACGGGAGGGTGGGCGCACCACCACGCTGGCACCGGCGGCCTCGAGCACGTACACCTCACCGTGCTCGGCCTTGAGTTTTTCGATCATCTTCGTGTCCAGCGGCATCTAATCTCCTAGCTGAGCATCTTCTTCAAAGGTTTCTTGCCGCCGAACTCGATCCACAGGATGTGCAGATCGAGCTTGACGGTCAGGGCGTCGGTGCTCTGGCTGTGGGACTCCTCAACTTTTTTGATGCGGCAGCCCCGCAACTTGTCGGTAACCGTCGGGCGCCCCTCCTCGGCGTAGCTCACGGTGATGTCAAAAGATTTCTCCATATAGCCATTCCCCAAAGCATCCAGCAGTTCCTTCCACTCCTCGACGTAGGTGGTGAGGCTCCCCTCGGCTTTGAGGTCGCCCTTGGTGCGACCTAACACCTGGCTGTGCGCTCCGCGCACCTCGCCCGGCTCAAGTTCCTGGCTGTAGGAGATCTCCTTGTGCCCGTAGAATTTCTTCCCGTTCACGTCAGCCTCAATCGAGGCGTAGCTGTAGCGGTGGCCGTTGATCAGCGGATAATCCATGTGACTCCTCCTAAGCTGTGGCTACCTCGAGGGCGGGGTTGCTGAAGCCGATATCTACCTCGAGGTACTCCAAATACCCCAGCGGTCGCACCCGCACGGTCAGCGTGGTGCTACGGGTCGATAGCACGTTGGAGTCGCGCCTGAGGCTCACCTGCACCTCCGAGGCGTGGCCAGGAGATACCAGCCCGGCTAAAAGCTGCCCCTCAACGAAAGCCTCGATGGCCCTCGCGTCAGGCTCGTAGATATTGCCCGCGCCGTCCACCCGCACAGAGTCGTTCAGGTAGCGCAGCGCCGCGTTGCGGGCGATGCGGCAGGCCCGATCCATCACCCGGCGATTCTCGATGTATTGAAAATCGCTTCCGGCCGGGGCCTTGATGCGCCCTCGAGTGAAATAGAAGCCGTTACGCCCAATGATGGTGCGCATGGTGATAAAAAACTGCTCGTCCAGGCCGGGAGTCTTGAACTCGTCGCGGTACAGGCTAACCACGCCCTGCACCGGCCCGCTGAGCACGCGTCCCAGGTGCTCATGCACCGGAATGGCCGCCAGCCTGCCCGATGCGGGCCAGGCCACCGAGCGCTTCTGCACCTGCCCGCTAAGGGGGCTGGCCAGCTCGCAGTACCCCCCCGCGACCGCCACCCGCTTATCAGCGAAGGAGGTCCAAGCCGAGAGCAGGTTAGCGTCGGTGTCATCCGCGGCCTCGAGCAGAGCGAAGGCGAAGCGGTAGGCGGTCTCGGCGGCTTGCATTCTGGTAGCTACCCCTGCGGCAATGGTCGGGGTAGCCGCTCCGACCACGTGCACCCAGCCCCACTCGCGGGGGTCACCTAGCAGCACGTCTAATGAGGTGTTGAGGTCGCTCAGGGTATAGGCCGGAGCGGTGCAGGTAAACGAGTACAGATCGCCTTTGACGAAACTGGTGCCGGATGCGCCGTTGGCGAAAGTCAGGCTGAGCCCGGTGCCCGGCAGGGTGTAGGTG